GGCGCTCATTTCCCCTGTGTACTTAACGGCTTCGTATCCTTTCGCTATTAGCCTAGAGGTAATCTCTGACACAGAGTCAAGGTAGGATGCAAAAACAACAGCTTTATACTCATTAGAAATATCAAGATGCTCACTTAGATACTGGATGGCTGTGTCTAGTTTTGGTGTTTTAGAAAGAGTTTCTAGGTAAGAACCTAGTGAGTGTATGTACGCACTTCCTTTACCTGTGTGTTCATTAAAGTTCTCATAGCTACCTATCAATACGTGTGGGCTAGAGCACAGCATCCGCATGGCTCCAATACGAGACATGACAGCACCTCGTATTTCGTTTGCAGGGTCGTTGGCATCATAGGTCTGTCCATAATGAGCTGCAATGTTAAAGCTACTTCCGAATAGTTCTTTGGCATCAATCAGAATTGTTTGCAAGTCTTTTGCAATCATGTCGTAGAGGCTTTGGCTGGCTCTATCTAGCTTTATCAAAATAGGTTCTCGATAAATTGCGTCTGGAAGATAAGGTTTAACATCCTCGTCATTCTGACCTTTACGTACTGAAAACTCCATCAGTATCTTATGCAGCACTGGTAAGTTTCTATACCTTTGTACTCCACCAAAATGATTTCTTACAATAAAGGTTTTATCAAATAAATCAAACCTCCCGAGTACCGTGGAGTCTACAAACTGCATTATTGAAAATATTTCTTCTGGTCTACCGTTTTCTATTGGAGTTCCAGTTAACGCAAATCTAATAGGAATCTTCTTTGATAACTCTTTTACTTTTTTGGCTCTTTTGGCCCTAAAACCTTTGATGGCGGTTGCTTCATCACAAACCACAGCACCAAATTTAAAAGCTTTAATAATTTCCCAGTCATTCACCACCTGCTCATAGTTCATAATTATGTAATTGTAGTCATTTGCTTTAGCGTATTGTTCTTGACGTTGTTTTGGAGTGCCATCAATCACTATAGCTGTAGAATCACTAAATTTTGTAATCTCTTTTTGCCATTGATACTTTAAACTGGCGAGACAGAGAACGAGGGTAGTGCCCTCTGCCTCACCAGAATCCTTGAGCTGCTCAATTGCAGCAATTGTCATTGGGGTTTTTCCTAAACCCATTTCGTAGGCCACCAAGATGTGTTTAACCTCAACCATCTTTTCAACGGCCTCAACTTGATATGGCTTTAAAGTTCCGTTAAACATACGCCTTTTCACCAAGAATTGCTGACTTACTATTCTCAATACCCCAACGAATCTCTTCGTCAGTCATGTCTCCTGGGTCCTTCTTACTGCTGTCACCGTAGTTAAAGAAGGAAAGGTTTAGTCCATACTTTCTGGCAAGCTCCCTAATTTCTTCTGAGGCTTTCTTTCCAGCAGCGTCTAGCTTGGGGTTGTCAAAAGCACAGATAATCCTGTCAGAAGCCCTCAAAAGCTTAATCTGCTCTTCCGATGGCGAAGACCCGCAGATTGCCACCGCAGAAGCCACTCCAGCGCTGTACAGCCTCAAACAGTCCAAAGGAGACTCCACCACTACTACAAGGTCCTCTGATTGATTCTGGAGCCCAAATAAGGTCTTAGACTTGGTGAGTCCTGTGGGCCTGTTGAAAAATGTCCTATTTACAGTGCCTTTTTCCTGCCAACCCAGCAGTTTATTGGAGTCTGGGTCTCGAAGAGGGAGAATCCAAGTGGCTTTCTTAGTGTCCCATAGTACCCCATACTTCATAGCGGACTCTGAGGTTATGTTCCTTGAGGCTAAAGCATCCAATGGAGGCTCGTCAAAAATAACTAATCTAGCTTCAGACATAGCTACTGGCTTTGGAGCTGGCTCTAGGTAGTTAGGTAGGTTACTAACAATGTCTTTTAATCTCTCTAAGGAGATTGCGGATATTTGTGACAGCCAAATTTCTGCGGCTTTATAGTCATAGACGTAATCTTCGTTCCACCCTTTTTTGTAGAACTCATTTGCGTCACATACTAATTGTAATAGATTGCCCTTGTAGTGACAGGAAAAACATATGTGCTGTCCGCTTTCAAGGTTTATCCACCATGATGGGGAGTTGTCTTTTTTGCCTGTCCGTACTTCGTGCATAGGGCATAAGCCATTGGCTTCGTGACCTTTGTTGTCGTAATCAATTCCTAGGTTTACTAAAACTTTCTCAATATCAATATTCATCATAAGTGGTTTTTCGTACTCCAAACTGCACAACCTTTACATTGATTTGGGTCATCCTTATCAATAACATCGTGAAAACAACCAGTTTCCCATATCCAAGTAACCACGGTTGATTCTGGTGCGGAGTTCCTTGACTGAACTACACGTAAGTTTCTGGTGTAATCACTATCTTCGACTGGCTCCAAACCTAAAATAACATCAGAGTCTTGGAAAAATGAGGATGAGTAACCAATTGAGTCTGCCGAAACTTTTCCGCCACGCATCTTCCAAAGAAGTGTCTGAGTAGAAATTACAATTGGAATGTCTAGTTTCTGAGCTAATCTCTTTAACCCTCTAGTTATGTTAGTAAGAGCTTGAGGAGTATTGGCTTCTCCAGTAACCTGGTCCATCATAAGATAGACACCATCAACAAACAGAATGTCTGGGTTTAGTTGCTCTGCTTTTGCTAATAAAGAATCAATAGTCAGACCATTTACAGCGTCAACTAAATGGAATGGCTTAGACTCTTTTAGCTTCTCTATTTGGTCAATTAACTTGTCTTCTTCATCTGTAGAAAGTTTACCTCTCCTAAGATTTGAGTTACTAATGTGGGAAGTCATAGATAGGTACCTCTGAGCTTGCTCATGGTTAGTCATCTCAAAAGATTGAAACATAGGCACCATACCAGCTGCATGAACATTTGCAGCCATACGAAGAATAATCTGTGACTTACCAGTCTTTGGAGGAGCAATAACCGTAATTAATTGACCACCTTGAAGACCAGCAGTAGCTTCATCAATCTTTTTAAAACCTGTTGGAACTCCCAGTAACTTATTGCCCTGTACGTTCTGGTAGTCTTCCCAAAACTTATCTGGGTTTTCAGAAAGGTCTATGTGAGTTGTACCTACAACCCCTTGTTCGTTAACTAACGAGACAGTCTTAGACATCTCCGTAAGAGCTGCCTCATGGTCGTTCATATCAATCTTGTTGACGACAATCTCAATACCGTTGCGAGTTATAGTCCTGCGTCTGAACGCAACCATGTTGTCTATTAGATAGTCAATAGTGTCTTCAACATCTATGACTTTAAAATTTGGAAAGTTATCAATTACTGCTACGGCAGTGGGAACTTCTCTGTAGTTTACATAGTGGTCTCGGACAAACTTCCAGACCCTACGAAGGTCATCATCTACAAACCAGTCGTCTTTGATACCTTGCTCTAAAACAGGAATTATGTTCCTGTCTCGTACTACCTTACTAACAAGCCTGTGCTCGTTGTCGTATGCCATTTTACCTTCTACCCTCGGTTGTTACTACAGATTCCTTAACTCTATTCCCCAGGAGCCATATCTTGCAACTCGCTCCTTTAAATCAACTACTCCTTTTAGATTAGTTCTATATGGTAACTCAGAAATAAAATCATCCATGTCACTATACAACTCTGCATAGTTAAACGGATTACCTCCACGTCTGTCAAGTCTGTCCATAAACTTATCTAAATGGTCTTGTGTCCATCTCTCACTTTCAAACCCAGCAAGTTCTACTGACAAACCATATTTACTAGATATGTTCCAGAGTTCTGATAAAGCTAAGTTGTTTAATGAAATGACTTTTCGTTCTACTTTTGTCCTGAGAATCTTTTTTTCTTCAATAATCTCAGAGTTTGCTACTACGTCTATTACAACGATAATTCTTGGAGATGTCTCATTGGAGATGTCTCCATTAATCAATTACCTCTACCTTACCGTACTTAATAATAAACTCTCTAAAAGTTTCTGATGAAGACATAGCTTCTAGGGCTTCGTCATCATCTATGTCTACAGGAACTTTAATTGCGTAGTTACCGTCATTGTTTTCAATTTCGTTTCGTACGTACTTGGTGTGTTTACATCTTGATGACTTGTAAAAAGATTTGCAACTGCATTTAACGTTGGTCGCATCTTCGGCGTCAATCTCGACCTCTGAAACACCAGAGTCATCTAGGAATAGCTGAACTGTTCTCCAGTCAATTTCCATGTTTAAACCTCTCATTTACGTCTGTCCTCTCCTATTATCTCAACTCTTCTGAACGCTTCGAAGGCGAAACTACCCATAGCTTCACCATATTGCTTTTCCCAATCCTCACGCATAACGTTTGTAGTAATGATTGTTGGTAGGGCTCTATCGTATCTAGAACGAAGGATTTCGTCAAATGATGCATCGTTGAACCCAGAACCCTTGTATTCCTTACCTAGGTCGTCTAGTACCAAAACACGTACGTTCATGTGGTCTTCTTTTGCCCTACCGTGAAAACCCTCCATCTCTAAGAACATCTCCTTCTTAGTTTCTGGGTCCGCATCAAACATGGCTTTTTTCCTAGAAAGAAATTCTGGATAGGTCATGTAGTAGATAGGCCTGCAGTTTAATCCGTAATCTTGCTCTCTAAATTCAAGTATGTCTCTAGCTTCTTTTGAGTCACTTGGTAGAGACCTTAAAAACTCCACTGCTGTAACAACTGCGTGGGTTGTCTTACCAAGACCAGGAGCGCCGTCAAATAGCAACCCAACACCAGTAGTCCCCAAACCACCAACTTGCTTAATTACTTTTCTATCCAAAGCTTGCCCCAGCCATTTATTTACAGCTGTAGGAAAAGCTCCTGATTGTGCTGCAAGGTCGTCTTTATCCATACCCAAAAAGCGTCGTGGAATGTTTGAATTTCTTAATAACCACTGCTTCTTTACTGGGTCCAGCCCTGAAATATCGTAACTCATTTTACCCTCCGTAGTTCCTCTTCGTATTCTGACAAATCTATACGGCCTGCTACCGAGTTGTCAAACTTAGTTCCATCAGAAGCAAATACATATTTCTTAGCAAGATTGGATGACGATTGAACTGTCTTCTGTATGTCGTCGTTCATGCCAAGCTCGTCCAGAACCTCAGCGGTTGACTTAGTAATTTCACGGAGGAAAATTTTGTGAGCAAAGTGAGGGGCTTTCTTGGCTTCAATCCAGATTCTTGCGTCCCCAAAGAATTTTTGCATGACCGCCATCTCGATGGTGGCGTTAGTGTTGTAACGCTTGCGGTAGGCAGCAAGTGCCCCCCGTAGCTCTGAAGTGTTAATCATGGCGGGGGCGTTGTTAATCTTCTGGTACATCCGATAGGAGAACTCTGTGGCGACATCCGCTGGAGTCCAGTCGTCCTGTGGTCGTTGCCATC